AATTAAAGAAAATGGATTGATTTTTTATCGTCTTAATTTCACTAATGCTAATCATACATTTGTTTTAAATGTTTCGATGAGTACAAATGAAGATCCAAAATGGCATGAAGAAGAAGTATTAAATCATGATAGGCATCCAGCGCAAACGCACGTGTTTTTTGATGGCGTTAACTACTATGGTGATTATTCGAAACCTTTACTTTATGTGGTTGATAACACAGTTTCAACAAATAATGGTGAGCCAATTAGGCGTATGAGAATTGGTAGACAAATGACGCCAGAGGGATACAACCGATTAAGAATCGATAGATTTCAATTGGATGTATTGCAGGGCGCTAAAGATACAGAGGTTATTGTTGATGATGAGCTATTAACAGAGTTTAGTGAGATTTTAGAAACAGAATCAGCAATAGATATCATTATCGACCAAGGCACAAATATCGGAGGAGGGCAGCCAACAATCTTTTTATCAATATCAAAAGATGGCGGACAAACTTATGGATTTGAAATTCATGCACCTATGGGAAAACTTGGAGAAAGAACATTTAGAAGTGTTTGGAGAAAATTAGGGACAACACCAAGAGGTCAAGGATTTGTTCCTCGCATACAATTTTTTAATGACCTTCCATTTATTATCTTAGGCGCTGCCTGGGACTTTGAAACTTTACCGGAGTAATTATGGCAAGAGATTTTGATAATTTTCCAACCTATGATCCGGTGATAAAAGATAAAACAAATTATTTATCTGATACTTGGGCATCTTTTATGGCAGCATTTATACAAACGCTTCAAGATTATTTAACACAAAATGGAGTATTTATTCCACAGCTTACAACAGCACAAAGAGATGCTCTAAATAATGCGGTTAATGGACAATTAATATATAATACAACTACAGATAATGTTCAGGCTTTTATTGCTGGAACATGGACGAATTTATGATTTAATCACAAGGAATGTGAATTATGGACTTTGGAAACGCAATCGGTGGTTTAACAGGAATCCTGGGCGGATTATTTGGTGATTCAGGAGCTCCATTTGAAGCAGCGAGCGACGAACTACGACAAGGGCAAAGGCAAGTCGAGGGATATCAAAGGCCTTATATGCAAGCTGGATCTCAAGCGATTCCTGCTTTTCAAAACTGGCTTCAAACACAACAAAATCCATCAATGTTCATTAATAATTTAATGAATCAGTATCAAGCAAGCCCTTATTCTCAATATCTTCAACAACAGGCTATGCGTGGCGCTCAAAACATGGGAAGTGCTAATGGTCTAACCGGAAGTACACCATTAATGCAGTTTGCTCAAAATAATGCCGGCAATATCGCTTCTGGTGATATGAATAATTGGTTGCAACATGTTCTTGGAATTAATACGCAATATGGAGCAGGGCAGCAAGGATTAATGGGAATGGGTCAAACGGCTGCAAATGCGCTAACAAATTATAATCAAGGATATTCTAAGAATATGGCGGATATGGCTTATGGCAAAGGTGCTGCTGAAAATAACGACTTTAGTAATATCTTAACCGGTCTTGGTGGATTGGCTACAAGCTTTTTCTTATAAGGATATATTATGGATATTCCATTACCTACACAATTTACTCAACAGCCCGGCGGACTTTACGGCGTCATGAATGCGCTTCAACAGCAAGCGATTGATAATAAAATTAAGCGTATAGAAGCACAATATAAGCCTATTACTGCTCAAGCTGAGGCCGCAAGTAAATTAGCTTATTCACAACTGTTGGGCCCGCAATATATTGCAAAATTATTAGAACATCCTGATATTGCGGCACAAATGCCACAGGCTCAAAAAGATTTATTATTAAAAACAGTAACAAACGCGCCTTTTGGATCACAAACAAACCCATTCTCTCAATCACTACAACCAGAGCAAAGTTTTGGCGATCGAATGGAGCAAGGAATTAAAAATTATTTATTTCCAAAAACACAAGCTCAAGGGGAAGTTCAAACCTCACCGAATGTATTTGCAGCGCCCCCTCCAATGCCAGCAAGTATTGGCGGTCCTCCTGCAGCGCCTATTAATAATGCGTTTTCACAAGCAAGACAAGGAAATGCAGCATTAACTCCACAAGCAACAGCAGCCTTAGGACAGCCTGGATCTCCAGTTGCGCCACAAACTCAAGCTCCAACAAATGAAGTTTCAGCAGGAGAGGATAAGTGGGCACAAAATATCGGAAATATGCACAAAAGAATTGAGGAAGAAAAAGAAAAAGGTAGGGGTGTAGGTAAGGCGATTACTAAGTATGGCCAAGTTTTACAAAATGACCTTGAAGCAGTCACTATCAACCATCAAATGAATAAAACAATTGCAAGTCCAGTTTTTCAAAGTATGCAGCGACACGCATTAACGGGTGAATATGACTATAAATGGTATTCAAAAATGGGAACACCAGAGCAGAAACAAGCATTAGGTGATTTTAAATCTAATCAAGGAAAATTAGTTCAAGCTGCAACAAAGGGATTTGGCGGAAGATTCTTGCTTGCTGAAATGCCTTCTGTTGAAAGATTAAAGCCACAAGAATCTGACTTAATTGACGTGATGATTGGTAAACAACACGCAGCTAGCCTCGTTGCTGAGGCAAGATATCAACTAGATTCTCGCGCTGCTCAGTTAATGTATGAAGAGCATATTCCTGATGCTCTTGATGATAAAGTTAGTAATATTTTAACTAATGCAGAAAAAACAGCAGAAGCTAAATTAAATCCAGTAACCAGTGCAAACCTTAATGAGGCAGCAATGATTAATCAGGGCGGAATTAACTATGTTCCTGTAACAGACGGTACGAAACAGTTATTAATACCTGAAAAAAGCTATCCTGGATTTATTGCAAAACATAAAAGTTTTAAACGTATGGGAGCGCCCGGTAATGGATGAAGATTATTCAGAGTTCGGAGCTATACCTTATAAAAAAGGTACTGTTCCTAATAAAAAAGAAAATGACTACTCTGAATTTGGAGCCATTCCTTATCAACAAAAAAATATAGAACAAAAAAAAGGGTTCTTTTCTAATCCATCAAAAGAAGAGGCTCAAGGATACGCTCAAGCAAGCGAACCTTTTAATGAATTTCTATCTGGCGGTGCCCAAGGATTATTAAATATTATTCCTGGTCTTGCTAATCTTCCAATAAAGGGTACAAATTATTTTGGAGGAAAAAATATTTCAGAATTTCCAAGATTTAACTTTGCTCCAGATTCTATTCCATCAAAAGCAGGAGAAATAGCATCATTCTTTACGCCGGGACTTCCATTAAAAGCAGGGGCAGCTCTAAGTAAAATTCCTACCTTTGCTCGCTCGGTTGCTGGAAATGCTTTGTTGGGTGGCGCATATTCTCCTGAAAATACAGGGCTAGGAATGGCATTGGGTGCAGCCGCTCCAGCTGCTGGAAAAGTTATTAATCATTTATTAGGTTATACATACCCTGGAATTGCAAGAAATCTTGTTGGAACAACACAGAAACAAATTGCTGAACATTCAGAACGATATAATAACTTATGGAATCAAGCAGAAAAAGAAGGATACGCACATGTGAATCCTGATCTGCAAAAACTTTCTAATGATTTTAGTTACTTAGAAAAAGGACGCGCTCCAGCGGAATTAGAGAATTTGGAAAAATTCATTCTTGAGCCGAATATGAAAACTGCTCAAGCCGCTCAAATTGATATGAATAGAATAAGAAGAGGAATTAAACAAATTAAGGGCAGAAAATCAGAAGATGAAATAAAGGAATTAGCAACCGCAACAAGAATAGAAAAAGAACTCGAAAATAGTATGTTTAAAAATGAAAAAGGTGAGCTTAATTCTAAATTAAGAAAAGAATATGATGAGATAACAAATAGTTATAAAAATAATGTTGTTTCTTATAGATATCACCCGGCGATTGAAAAGCATATGCAGAATAAATCTTTGCCAAAAGAATTATTTGAAGGGGTTAGAAAAGGAGAGTTTGCAGCACAAAAAGGTATATACCATCCAGAGATTAAAGCGCGAGAAGTGATTAATTCTATTGCGCATAAGTTAGGAATTCCGGGTGGCGCAGGTTTAACAGCAGCAGGGGCGGCTTTTTTGGTAAACGCATTATTAAGAAATAGTCCGCATTTATAATAAAACTCGTGAGATTTATGTAGTAAAATAGTACAATAGCAGTAGCAATCACAAGGAATGTGAGAATGACGATTACATATTTATTAGCGCCAGAACCAATTTGGTCAATCATCAACAACGAGGGAACGTTGGCTGGTGGCGCGAAGATGTTTACCTATCGCTCGCTAAATAAAGTCCAAACAAAGCCAGTTTATCAAGATCCAGGCGGTACAATTCCTTGGACTAATCCTATTATATTTGAGGCAAACGGTACTCAAGGTCCTTTTTATTGGACTGTGGACAGTGCTGATTTAGATGATACCTACTATATTGAAGTTTATGATAGTAATGATAATTTACTTTGGACCTTAGATAATTTCTTCCCTCCAGGCTCAGGGGGTGGCGGCAATGTTAATACCTTCTTACCGCTTACAAACTACATTGCAAACAATCAGCTTGAGGATGGTATTTCTGATACTGCAAATCCTATTAACTCAACGAATCTTGTTATTGCGCCATCGAATCATGTAGGTTTTACACCTTCTTTAATTACACCGATTGTTGGTACTAATGGAGTAGTGGGACCTGATATTCGGTTTGTTAAAAATAATACGAATGCTACAGACCAAATTACATTTCCTCTATTTGCATTTGGTGCTGATCCATTAACAAATGATGTAACACCGGTTAAATATTGCAGGTATCAATGTACTAATAGTCCGGCAGGAGAAACCTTTAAAAACTTTCAATTTCCTATAACTCAAAAGGTTAAAAACTTAAATAACTCAACCGTTACTTTTGCGATTTGGCTTGCGGTGGCGGCTACTCCTGTGAATGTTACGGTGGCTGCTCGTCAATATTTTGGAAATGGGACAGGGGCGAGTGCTGAGGTTTTAACAACAGTTAATTCACATACATTAAGTACAACTTGGACTCGGTATGTAACAACCTTCACGATGCCATCAGTTGCCGGTAAAACAATCGGTGCTCTTGGCGCTCAAACCAATGATGATGCGGTTTATATGGAACTTGGTATGCCGCTTGGCGCTCCATGTGATGTGTTCTGGATTAAACCTTCGCTTTACCTTGGAGCTGTTGACCCATCAGCAACCTTTGATAGTTATGACCAAATTAATTCAGTCACCATGACGCCAAGGGTCGGAACTATCCTTGTGAGTATGCAGTCATCGGCGCCATTAGGCTATGTAGCAATGAATGATGGGACGATTGGTAACACTGCTTCCGGCGGAACAACGCGTGCTAATGCCGACACATTCCAGCTTTATAAAACACTGTGGGATGGAGTCAGTGACACTTATGCGCCTGTTTCTACCGGTCGTGGTGCGTCTGCGGTTGCTGACTTTTTGGCTAACAAAACACTTACGCTTACACGCTCTTTAGGAAGGGCGCTTGCAGGAGCAGGTGCTGGTTCTGGCCTTACTTCTCGTGCCTTAGGTGAATTCTTGGGTGCAGAATCTCATACGATTACAGCCAACGAATTACCTTCGCATACACATACACTCGTTGGTCAAAACATCCTTAATAACGGTGTTTCAGCAGGTCTTTATACGGCGGGCGCCTCTGGCGCATTCGCAACAACCACGGGTGCTAATAGCACACTTAATACAGCAATGAGCATTATGCAGCCTACAAGCTTCATGAATGTTTTCATCAAACTTTAGAGGAGCTTAACCACATGGCAGTGCAATTAACAATCGTTCCACCCTTAGACCCGAATGCTTTTACAGGGCCTACACGCGTTATGGCAGGTGTTGCTCGCATGGGCGATGTAACTTTAAACACATATTATGGGCCAAATGGATCCGTTGAGTTTGCTCGATGGCTCTTTGTTGGCGTAACCGGTAACGTTTCCTTTATAAAGTGGGACGGGACTACACAGACTCTGATCGGATTGGCCTCTGGCGTTTGGCATCCTATTTACTCGATTGCAGTGAATAGCGCCTTAACTACGGCAACCAATATTGCTTGGGGAAGTTAAGTTAGCTAACTTGATTTTATTTATTTTTAACTTTAACTGAAAAGGAATTTTTATCATGACAACAAGTTTAGGACAAACCGTTTTTTCACCCTGGTTAACACCAGTTCGTTTAGTATCAACTTCTAACATTGCTGGGACTTATTATAATGGCCCAAATAACAATGGCGTTGGCGCTACTTTAACTATTGCCGCTTCTTCTTTAACAGTCGATAGCGTTGTAGCAAAAGTGGGTGACCGTATTTTGTTACAAACACAAACAAGCACGCTAGAACAGGGCGTTTATATTGTTGAAAGCATTAGTACAACCGTTGTATTACAACGCGCTGCCGACCAACAATGTCTTGAGCAGTTAAAACCAGGACAATATGTTGCAGTAGGGGCGGGCTCTGTCAATGCAGGTAATTTCTACACCTTAATTGAACCACTTCCAACAGCAATTGGTACTGATGCAATTACCTTCAATGCAGACCCATCCGCTGGTGGAGTTTCATTCTCTGGTGGCGCATCAACAGCTAATGCACTTCCTGTATTTTCTGATACAGCAGGAAATATTAAGGCTGCAACTACT